TTGGTGGTATATTAGGTAATCAAAATAGCACAGCGTCAGACGGAACAAAATTAGTTTGTAATAGCACGACTCGATATAAAGAGACAATGGATACGATCTATTCACATTCAACAATTACATTTAACTACAATGGAAAAACTTATAAAGTGAGGTTTAGAAAATGAGTGGAAATAAACATAAGCCTGAAATGATTGCAGCATGGGCAAGAGAAAATGGCATACGTGGATTTGAACATTACGATCCTAATTATCGTGAAGAAGATAGAAGAAAATCTTCTCAGAAGAAAAGGTTTAACAAAACTGTAACATCTAAGCCACGTCGAAAATAATATATAATAATGTACATCAATTAAAGGAGGCTTAACGTGGATTGGTTATCTAGCATCATAGAAAAATTTCTAAATAAGCATTTTAATCCACCACAAACTGTGCAATATTTGTCAGGTAAAGGAAAAGCTTCTGTTAAAAATAAGTCCTAAATAAATCTTTATCTAATTAATGCGCCTCCGGGCGCTTTTTTAGTGTACAAATTTGTATAAATAGTGTATAATAATACTATAGGAGATTATTATGCAAAGATTTAGAAGTTTTATAAAGGAGATGGCGGCCGTGAACGTAGCAGATTTAGATACTGAGTTTCTAAAAAGAGCTCAAAAAATTACTTCATTCAATCTTCAAGCTAAAGACTTTGAATCATTAACATATAAATCTGAAATACAACATTTATTTCATATGCACTTTTTTCCTAAATTTAATTTAGATAAAACTATAAAAGGCGATATTAAGATGAGTGTCGCTAATAAATTAATTAAAGAATTACAAAGTGAAAATAAAAACAATTTTAATAAATTACATTTTTATAATTTAAAAGGCGTAGGTCCTGGTGAAGCAACTCTTTATTTCTTATGTGATCAAGCAATGCTAGGTGGCGGTGGCTCTGCTGGAGTTGATGTTATTATATCTGGTAAAAAATATGAAGTTAAAGCAGCTAGCTATTCAAAAAATACTAATACTCTTACAGGATTTAAACTTGGTGGAACTGTTCCATTAGGCGATATGGTTACAAAGGCCGTTGAGATGAAAAATCAAATGGGCTTAACAACTAAAGGTAAAGGTCAAAACGAAGTTAATACTACTCAAATAGATGCAATAAGAAAGAAATTTCCTGCTGAATGGAAAAAAATAGAAATCCAATATGGAAGAGTGGCAGAAAAATATTTTGGAAATACTCCAGTCATATTCATGAACAATAATAATACAAATGGAAATCTTTCAGCAAGTGGTGGTGGAGAGATAGTAACTATTAAAAAAGTTGGTTTCAATGATATTCAGATTCATACAATAACTCAAGGAACAATTAAACCAAGAGTGAAAATATAATGATAAACTTTATAGAATTTATAACAGAACAAAAAAATACTCATATGACTCATATAGAAGATAAAGTTCTCTATGGCGGAGTTAATGGAACTCGACAAGCTATATTAGCTTTAAGATCTTTGCGTGATATGGTAGCAGGTGTTAAAGATGGTAATGTAAGCGTTAAATGGGATGGAGCTCCTGCAGTTTTTTGTGGAACAGATCCTAATGACGGTAAGTTCTTTGTGGCTAAAAAAGGAATATTTAACACAAATCCTAAAGTTTACAAAACAAATGCAGACATCGATGATGACACCAGCGGCGAACTTAATAAGAAATTAAAAGCAGCATTATTATATTTACCTGAACTTGGTATTAAAGGTGTAATACAAGGCGATTTTTTATTTAATTCTGGTGAAGTTAAAACAAAAAAATTAAAAGGTAAACCTTACCTCACTTTCCACCCTAATACAATTGTATATGCTATTCCTTCCGGAACTGAAGCTGCAAAGAAAGTTAAAGCTGCAAAGATTGGTGTCGTGTGGCATACAACTTATACAGGTTCCACTTTTGAAACAATGAAAGCATCTTATGGAGTAGACATAAGTAAATTTAAACCTAGTAAAAATGTTTGGTCTCAAGATGCGATGCTTAGAGATATGACTCAGTTTACAATGACTAAAAAAGATACAGAAGAAGTTAATGCTCATCTCAGTAATTGTGGTAGAATATTTAATAAAATATCTAGCACAACATTAAAAACACTTGAGAACGATCAGACTCTTGCTGGCTATATAGAAACATTTAATAATACATATGTTCGAAAAGGTGAAGTAGTTGGTAATACTAAAACACATGTTGATAAGCTTATAGCGTATATAAAACAAAAGTTTCAAAAAGAGATAAATAAAAGAAAAAGCGAAAAAGGTAAAACCGCTCAACAGAAAAAATTAGATGATGTATTACAATTCTTTTCACCACAAAATAAAGTTAGTTTACAAATGATGTTTGATTTACAAAAATCTATAGTTCTAGCGAAATTAAAAATTATAAATATACTAAATAGGTTAAATGGCGCACAAACTTTTCTTAAGACACGTGATGGGTATAAGGTAACGGGTCAAGAAGGGTATGTCGCTATTGACAAACTTGGTGGTGATGCTGTGAAAATTGTTGATCGTATGGAATTCTCATACGCCAACTTTTCACCAGAAATTATAAAAGGATGGGATAAGCCGGGGAGGAATTAAATGGCTCGACTAAAAAACTTTTCAGAACTTTCTTTAAAAAAAGTAACAGAAGCAGTTCATTCTGCAGATAAAAAACCAGAAAAATATAGAAAGCCTGATGGCAGAATTGGAATTAGAATGGTTCCAATGGATAAAGAAGTTGTTAAAAGAGAAGCAATAGTAGATCCTAATGACTTAAAGGGTAGACCAAAAAAAGCAGATCCAAATCCTGAATCTCCTTACGGCATTAAGCATCCATTGCATCCAGCTAATTTAAAAAAGAAGCAAACAAAAGAATCAATAGACAATCATCCAAAAGTTAAAGCAGCTCGTAAAGCACATGCTGCAGGAACATGGAATGGTAACGTGAATAAAGAAGGTGAAGCTGTAGTACATATTAATGGCAAACCGCACACTGTAACTAACAAAAGTAAAACTAAGAACTTAAGAAAAGAAGAACAAAACGGGCTAATGAAAGAAGAATCAGTTGATCAACTTGATGAAAAATTATCAGCCTTTTCAAAAGTACTGAGAAAAAACAAAAAATTAATTAGTCATGATCATAACACTGTATATACAAATTACAAGTTTTATGTTATTATTGATTATGATAATCTAGCTGATCTTAGCGCAATGGATTCAGAACGTATCTTTAAGAACCTAAAAAAGAATAAAGGTATAGGATATCCACAAGGCGATATTACATGCCACTTTAAAACTGCAAAAGATGCTCGCCAATTTGTAGATGATATGGGAGGCCCATCTTCGTTTCGTGGAAAGTTTGGCAGACTTGATGTTGTTGGTGAATCAGTTGACGAAGCTACATGGCCAGATGAAATGCCACCTATAGATGAAAAGAATTACACATACTTTAATACTAAAGACGACGCACATGCACATGCAAAAAAACATGGTGGAAAAGTATATACAAATAGTGGAAAAGGTGCAACAACAGTAAAAGGTAAACCAGTAAATACACACGTAGTAATCAAAGACGACGTCGATGTAGATGAAGCATTAAATATGTCTCAGCGTATAAAAAAATCTAGAATAATGAAAAGAATGAAAGCAAGAATTAAAATTGGTAGAGAAAGAGCAAAGAGAAAAATGGCTCCTAAAGACAAGCTTGAAAAAAGAGCAAATAGACAAGCTAGAAACCAAATTGCTAGTAAGTTAACAAGAGGAATACCAAAAAGAGAATTATCATTTGCACGAAAGCAGGAAATTGAAAAGAGATTGGACAAACCTGCATTAAAACAAAGAATTAAAAGATTAGCTAAAAGACTATTTAAAGACGTGCGTAAAAAAGAAGTACAAAGAAAGAAGGGTTAATGGTTAACTCATTTAAACATTATTTGATAGAGGAAGAAAAGACTGTATACTTTACGTTCGGTCGTATGAATCCTCCTACAACTGGTCATGAAAAATTAATGAATGAGTTGTCAAAAAAATCTGGAAATAACTCTTATAGAGTTTACTTATCACAATCAACAGATAAGAAAAAGAATCCATTGGATTTTAAATATAAAGTCAAAACTGTTCGTAAGTTTTTTCCAAAGCATGCAAGAAGTGTAATGCTTAATAAAAAAGTAAAAACAGTTTTTGATGCAGTAACTGAAATGTATAATGACGGATTTAAAAATGTAACAATGGTAGTTGGATCTGATAGAATCAACGAATTTACTACATTGTTAAAAAAATATAACGGAGTTAAAGGTAGGCATGGCCTATATAACTTTAATAAAATCAACGTAATTTCAGCCGGAGACAGAGACCCCGATGCAGACGATACTAGTGGAATGTCAGCATCCAAAATGAGATCATTAGCTAATGAAGGAGACTTCACACAATTCTCACAGGGGTTGCCACGGAATGTATCAAATGCGGACGCAAAGAAAGTATATAATGAAGTAAGACGCGGCATGGGATTAAAAGAACAAAAAGATTATTTTAATAAGTTACATTTCCAGCCTGTTTCTGAGAAAAGAGAGGCATATGTTCAAGGACACTTGTATGATATTGGTGATCGTGTTACTATCGTGGGCAGTGACGAGCTCGCTAGTATTACCAGTCTTGGATCTAATTATGTTATTGTGGAATCTAATGGCAAACTATACAGAAAATGGCTTACTGATGTAGAACTTTTTGAAAAAACAAAAGCAAGACAATATGAAGATACTAGTGATACAACAGCGACAACAAAGCACCCTATTAAATATAAAAAAATGTTTGGTGAGGATGCTGTAGAAGTAACTAAGAAAAAAATAGAACGCGAAAAATTAGTCGATAAGATGAAACATGCTAGGATGCTAGACCGCGCTAAAGTAAGAAAAATTAAAAACAGGAGTAAAGCGAATGCTTAAATTTTCGACATTCATAAATGAAAAGTATAAGGCGCATGAAGCAATCAATGCACCTATTCTTAAAACAAGTAAGAAGCACGATGCTAAACATGTTAAACAAGCAATCGGTATTGCATCTGATCCTAGGTATGCAAAAGGTAATATGACTGGTGCAGTTAAGGCTATGAACAAAATATCTCCTGGTCTTCATAATCATCCTCAAGTTGCAGCAGTTCTTAAAAGACAAAATGAATCTAAGGTAAATGAAATATCAAAGAATCTTGCAAGGAGATATGTAAATAAAGCTGCAATAGATATGTTTCATAAAGGACGAGATCAAGGTGCAGCTGACACAATAGCTAAAGCTGGTGGCCAACATCCAGATCAAGAATATAAAGGTGGACCCGAGTTTAAAGGTGCACGAAGAGCTGGTGGTATTATGAGAGCAACACGAAAGCTTATGAAAAAAGAAGCAATGTCTGATGCAGAAAAGAAAGCTCATGACGCAGCAATTGCAGCATTTAAAGCTAAAGGTGGTAAAGTTAAAAAGCTTAAGCCAGGTTATGCACAAGGTTGGACTGGTAAAGACGATCTCGGTACTGGAATGAAAGGCATGATGTCAAAAGATGATACTAAAGGTTTTGGTACTAAAAAGAAAATTGGGAGTATGAAACGATGAGCTTAACAAAAGCAATTAATGAAGTTAAAGAAAACATACTTCAAGAAGATCGTAAAGCTGGTAAATATAAAAAAGGTGAAATGATTATTATGGGTCAATGGCCAAATCCAGATAAATGGGTATCAGAATATGTATTACCGAATGTAGATAAAAAAGGTGTTCGTATTTATGCTGATGGTCCATCATTCAAAATAGAAAAGCTCTAGGAGATACTAATGAAAGACTTTTTTCAATTTCATAAAGATTTAGATGAAGCGAAATTTGCTGGCAGTAGTATTAAAATGTTTGGTCAAAGTAATCGTAAAAAACCTATAAAGAAAGAAGCTTCTTGTCAGAAACCTATAAAGAAAGAAGACACTAGCTTTAAGGTTTCTATTGATGGATTACCAGATATGTATATGAACGATAAAACACCAGGCGCGTTATTACAAAAGCTTCGTAAAATTGTTAAGCAGCCATCAATGATAAAAGATGTTGATAGAACTACTACAAACAAAGTTAAGAAAGCATATAGAGATAAAGCACAAGGCAGAGAAGTTAAAGAAGACAATACAGTATTAGGCGATTATGGTACAACTAAATCAGTTAAGAAAATGAAAAATATAACACCAGGTGAAAAATTTATTGAAGCTCAAGGCGCAGATTCTAAAGGTCATTTTAGATCTACTAAATCTGGTGCCGGTATGACTGCTAAAGGTGTAGCAGCTGTTAATAGAAAAACTGGCGGCAACTTAAAAACAGCAGTAACAGGAAAAGTCAAAGCTGGCAGTAAAGATGCTGGTAGAAGAAAATCATTTTGTGCTCGTATGAGTGGCATGGAAGGCCCAATGAAAGATGAAAAAGGCCGACCTACTCGTAAAGCAATGTCACTTAAAAGATGGAAGTGTTAACAATGAAAAATTGGATTATAAAAAGAATTAAAGAACGAACAAGTATGGACGGTGCCGTGTGTATTGGTCTAGGACTTATGATTTTATTTTTAGCTCCACTGGCTAAGATCGCAGCAGGTCTTGCAATTGCTTATGGAGCATGGACCATTTGGAAAGGTGAATAATGGCAAAGATTTATAGAGCTGTCTCAGAACACGAGACAATTAAAAAGGGAACATCTATTGGCCGTAGACCAAATACGTCAACAATGAATAAACATAAGAGAAGAAGTTTAAAAAAATACAGAGGTCAGGGATGAACAACTGTCAAAAAAATGACATTTTAAATTGTCATATTATTATACATGTTAATAAATTGACAGTAGATAAATATATTTATGGACAAGGATCTCATAAGACAAATAATTCAGGAGTACAAGATGGCTAAATCTGAACTCATTGAATCATCGCAAACAAATGCAACTAGACTTGATCGTATAGAGCAGAAAATAGATAAGTTAGCAGACGCTATGATATCCTTAGCGAGAGCAGAGGAGAAAATATTGGCGTTGCAAGATGATCACGACAATACAAGAGACAGGTTAAATAAATTATCTGTTAAATTAGATGATATACAAAAAGCAGTTGACGATAACGCAAGAACTGTAAGTCTTATAAATAAAGTGGTATACGCTGCAATGGTTGCAGCAGTAGGAGCCTATGTGGCCCACATGTGGATGTAAAGGAGAAACCAATGTTTAGTAACAATCCATTCAGAATACATAGGGCCGATAACGAGGTCCTAAACGAAAGTAAATTTTTAATTCCGGAAGAAATTCCTGCAAATGAAAGAACAGCATTTCATGGTGCAGCTGCAGGCGCTGCTAAAGATGGTAAGACATCTTTTAGTTTTGCGGGTAAAAAATATCCAGTAACTATGAATAAAGGAATTGCTAATAATATAGCAGATCAAAAAGAAGCAACGCACGCTACTGACTATTTTGTAGGACATAAACACGCTGCAAAAGCTGGTATGGGAGTTAAAGTACATAGTAAAGGTGCAGATGGAGATAACGTAACTATATCTCATTCAGATCCTAAAAAATTACAAAAGTATGTTGACAATCATTTAGGTGGTGGTAAAATAAAAGAAGTTACAGCACGATCATCTGGGTATGGTATAAGAAATAAAGTTTCAGATATGCCAGGTGTAGATTATAGTTGGAGAGATAAGTATAAAGGTGGAATTGCATCTAAAGATGCTGTCAAGAGAGCTAATGCACAATCAGATAAAAAACGAGCTGAGTATAGAAAAAAAATGGGTATGAAAGAAGATGCAGGAATACCGCACAAGTACACTGTAGATTTGTATAATAAAGATCACGGCTCACACTCTTCGTTTATAAAAAAAGCACAATCTGCTGGAATTAAAGGAGTGTATTCAGGCGTTAACAAAGATGGTAAAGTAAAGGTATCTTTGAATCATCATGATAATTCAGATGGCGGAACTATACATAAATTTCTTAAAAAGCATTATGATAAAGATATGACTCATGGTAATATGCAAACTATGAAAACAGGATCTTCATCACAGAAAGAAGGCACTATGAACGAAGAATATAGCAAAACTAATAAAGCGTCTATGACTATTAAACATGGTTATGACGAAGGCGATGGTCCGGATAATAAGAAATTTGCAAAGTATATTAATAAAAATACAGGCGCCACAGTTAAGCATCACAAAGATGGTTCAACAATGTCATTTCATGGAAGCGACCATCAAATACATAAAGCCTTACAGCATCACCACTCTGATGACAAAAAAGGATTAGGCGATTTGAATTATCATAAAAAAGGTAAGACTCATTCTGACGATCATGTTGATGGACAACATACATATAAAGCTGAAGGTACAACTTTTAGAGAAAAGTTAATGTCTATATTTGAGAACGATAAAGCTTCTCATTACAAAAGCGCAACTAAGCCAGAAACTATGGACGATCAACTTAAAGGTGCTGGTGCTAAACAGATGAAAGCCGATCTTACAGGTGGTGATACTAAAGCTGCTGATATGGAAAAGCAATCACATGTAGATGCAGCAAAAGCGGGTAGAGCTGGACCAGGTACAAAAGCTAGAACTAATGATAATAAAAAAGGAGATAAGAAAGCTATGACTTCAGCTACACCAGTAAACGATCCTACAGCAAAAATTGTTAAAACAGAAGCTTATGGTATATCAGGCAATAAAATATCAAGTAGTTTACTAGATGCTATTGCAATGGTTGGAGAAGACTATACTCACGAAATTGATGTAATGGATGATCATGTAAAGAAAATTGTATCTAGTGCTAAGAAAGCTGGTATTAAAGCAAAGATTCATACTATGAACGGACCGGGTGGTGGTAATCCAGTTGTTCATATTGGACACAAAGACGACGATCATGTGCATAAATTCTTGAAAAAGCATTATGATCCAGATTTTAAAAAATCTGATTTGAAACATCATAAAATAGGGTAATAATATGCAAGCACCAAATTATCAAAAAGATGCTATTCCAACTCCTCAGGGTTGGAGGCATCCTAGAACTGGAGAGCTCTTAGTTTCTATGAAAATATCTGAAGCTGCTATTAACGAGTACTTAGGCGTTAGTCCTGAGCCACAAATGTTAAAAGAAGCTCCTACTAATTTTCAAGAAGCTAAAGTCGAACTTATGACTGAAGACAATTTACCTAGTGAATACGAAAGTATGACAAAGACTGAATTGGAATCGGTTGGAAGAGATCACGGCGTTGAACTTGATAGAAGAAAATCAAAGGCAGCATTAATACAAGAATTAAAAGAGATAACATAAAACTTTATATATAATTTTATAATGATATTTAAAGAACTAACTGAAAAGAACTTATTCTTATACGCTGCTAAACACTATAAGAATCCTAAGTTTGCAGACATTGATGAGTTTAACGAAGACTTAAAAAGATTTAAGTACGTTAAACGGTTGTTAAATCGCTATCTCGAATCTGATGATTTGCCTTATCGTTTACTGTTAAATCATTTTATAGTAATCTTTAATGTGTTTGGAAGTGAAGCTGCTTGTAATATATTGGAATTAAAACTTGAAGCTAAACATTGGCCTGTTGTTAAACCGTTTTTAATATTTTTAAAT